TCAATCGGTTTCGATGTCCGGCTCGGGAGGCCGGAAAAGCGCATCGGGGCTGGCCCGAAGGTGCGGCATGCAAGAAAGATCGGCGTGCCAGCGTTCATAATCCGGGTCGGTCAGCATGCGGGCGGGGACGACCCATTGCCCGGCATGATCACCCAAAACGATCCGCCGCGCGCCCAGAAACGCCTGATCGTCGTTCAGCACGGTTGCACGCGCCCGTTCGTCGGCGGACATCACGATCCAGTCCAGTTCGGCCATCACGCACCCCCAACGGCACTGAGATAGGTTTGAAGCGCCGCATCCATCGCCACTTCCTGGACGTTGGTCAGTGCGCCACCGAAATAGCCGACCGCGATGCGGGCGGTGCTGAACAGCATCGTCCCGCTTGTGTTGATGCCGGCCAGAAAGCGGTGTGGCCTTCGCGGATTGCCCGAGGCGGCAGGCACCGTACGCAACGCGCGCGCCAGCCCATGGGGACGCAGATAGTATTGCCCGATGACCTCTCGCGTCATGCGTGTCATTCCGCGGCCGGTGTAGCCGGCTACGATCGTCGTCTGCTGCGAGCCGGATACCGTCTGCATGCGCCCCGTGATGGTATCGGCCGCCGACAATGGCATAAGCTGCAGAGCGCCGTTGTCGGTACGGCCGAGCACGTTTCTCTGCTCGGCGGTACAGACATTCAGCCATACGCCGATACTGGCGCCATTTTCGGTAAAGCGAATTGCATTCGCGTCGGCATTGTCGATTGCCAGATACGCGGCAGCGCCGTCGCCCTGGTACCCCCTGTCCGCGGTGAAGATCGGCGAGGCGGCCGGCGTAAGGTTCAAAAGGTCGCCGCGCCAGTTCAGCCGCGCAGCCTGCGCGTCGTGTGCAGCCATGACGTAGAGGCCATCGAGCGTCTGCCATACGCCCGATGATTTCAGATCGCGGACCAGCGCTGCGATCAGCTTTGCGCGGGCCGCGTCGGGCGGCACCGCCATCCGTGCGATAAGAGCCAGGACATCAACGTCCGGACCGGCCGCCCGGCGACAGAAGGATACGCCGAGGCCGGGGCCGATGGCCGGCGCCATCAGGCGAGACCAACAATGAAAGTTGCCGTGGTTCCCGTTGCCAGCACGCGGGCCGTGCGCACAGGCAGGATAGAGCCGCCGGGCACCGCCTTGAAGGTAACCGGTACGGCGGTTACCGGGTCGGCCACGGATACGTCGCCGGCACCGCCGATGTAGAGGCCCGTCGTAAGGTAAGCGAGCTCCGCACCATCGTTTGGCGTTACCGCGAAGAAAGCGCCGGCCGGCCCGAACGGCGCGGCCGGGAAACTGGAATATCGATCTGGCATGGTTCACCTCATGAAAAAAGCCGCTCGCGGCGGCTTGTCGAAACAGGCTATGCGTCCGGCGTTCACCAACTGACGATGACGGCCCCGGCCCCGGCGGCCGTATAGTATGCATTCGTCTGGTTGAGCTGTTGCGCAGAGCCACCCGCGCCCGGCCATGGTGAGACGGCGTCGAACCAACCGATAGCGCGGCCGCCGAGCGGCCCGCCGGCCATCCCGCTTTTTGCCTCCACACCTCCCATGGGGGCAGGTCTGCCTCGGCCGCCCATCTGGAATATGGTTGCCGAGTAAGGTGCGGTACCGCCCATTGCGACGTCCCCGTCGTACTGCACGGATTTACCGCCACCAGCGCTGAGGAAGGTGCCGAACGAACTATCGCCGCCATTCGTGCCGGGGCCAGTCGACCCGGTGGCTCCGGCCGCGCCGACCGTTATGGGGATAACCGCGCCGGGTGTCACGTCGATGTAACTTGCCGCGTATCCGCCACCTCCACCGGAGTACATTTTGGCATTGGCCGTCCCCTGGTAGAAGCCGGTGGTGCCGCCGCCCCCGCCGTAGACCTCAACCCAGACACGCCTCACGCCTGCCGGCACTACCCACTGCGTCGTGGTCGGATATTGGAAGGCCAACCTGCCTGGCAGCACCACGGACAGATCGGTCCGCGTCTGCTCGGCGGTCCGGAGTTCGAATGCCGTGCCGGCGGCGTTCGTCCGCATATATTGTCCGGCATTAGCCGTTGCCGGCACCGGGAAAAGCGACTTCTGAGTTTCATGAGCGGTCTTTACGGTGGTCAGACCGGCGGTGAGATTGTCGAATTCATTGTCGACCTTCTCGGCGGAAATGGTGTTGCTGGGTGGCCCCGCGTTGCGGTCCGAAACGAAGTTCTGGTTCCGCACGAAATTATTGCCTGCGAATGGCATGTGCATCTCCCATCCTGCGGTCGCAGCACGACCGCCCTATGAATGTTGCATGTTGACATTTAGCGATCGGTGTCTTCAGTTCCCGGTCTGTTCCTCGCGGTGATATCGGCTTTGGGGCATGGGGGTGTTTATGGGCGGGCAGAAATTCGACGACGAACCGACAGCAGAGGATTTGCCGGCACACTTCTACGCGCCAGGCAGTCAAATGAATTGGCCGGCCCAAAACGCCCAGCGCACATACGAGTGTGATGACAACAGACCAACCGACCGTGGCTATAACGTCATTATCGCAAGTGCGCTCGTGTTTGTCGTCGTTTCGAGTTTTTGGTACCTATTCAGAACCGATTGGTTATTCAGTCTAATGACGTTCTCCGGTGCCACCGCAATAAGTTCCTTCTGGTTGCACCTTGAGATCCGGTGGAAGTGATTGAAGTTATCCCGCTCCACAAACATGTGTCTAATCGCGCCAGGAATGCCTCGAAAGCCAACCATACCCCGCCCATAGCAAGATTAGGAAATTTTTCTTATGGTTTGGCGAAGCCGTTTTATTGTCGAGCGGCAAAAAAATCGAGAGGCCGATTTTGGGTGCCGCGAGACGCTTGTTGATATTGATTTACAGGGGATTGAGCATAACCCTTACGAGATGCTCGACATCAAAGTTCCTTGGTCTCGCAGGCTACGATTTATTTTCATGTTTCTATTAATCTTTGGTTTTCTGTCGATGGATTCATTCAAATTCTATCACAATTTTCTTTGGCAGTTGACAGCATTGTATGGAATGTTGTTCGGCCCCTGGATTCTGGTACAGACGGGGGGGTATGTGCGACTATCTCAACTGCCTGGGCTGATGGCACGTGCGCTGCGTGCATTGCTACCATGGTAGCCGATACTCTATCGACCACATGCTTTGCTTATAGTCCGACCACGCCGCGCCGATGGCCGTTGTGGCAGGGTTTGCCGCTTTGCCACACGGGACTTGCTGGCGCCGGTTGACGGCGTTCACCCGATTGCACTGGTTGCCTCGACCAAGCCCGAGATTTAGGCATCTTGATGTTGGGATTTTTCCTATAGTTTCAGCTGACAGATATGGATTGTGCCGCGACTTAAGGTTTATTTGACGTGACGAAGCTCAACAGTTTATTCGCGTTATGATGTATCACCATACATCGATTGAGCTAATCGTCGCCGAAGTTCAACGTCAAACCCTGTCCGGCATGCATCGCGAAGGCGGCCGCCGTGGAACCCAATTCGTCGATCGCCCCCTGGAAATAAGAAGGGGCTGTTGGCTCCTGATTTTGAAGGTTGCCTTGCGACCCGACCTGAATTCCGAAAACGTTCACAGTGCCCTCCTTACTGATAGGAATTTGTTCTTATTCAAGTTTTCAGTCGAATAAGAAAGACGCGCGTTGCGTGCCTTTCCGATCCGGCAGCCGAAAGCTTCCCGGTGATAGCGCTTTGCTTATATTCCTAACCACCGTCCGAACCACGGTGCACCGATGGCGGTGGTGGCAAGGTTTGTGGCGCTGCCGTACAGGGCTTGCTGACGCTGGTTCGCGGCGGCCACCTGATTGCGGTAGTTCGCCTCGACCAGGCCGGAAATGTCCGGCGCCTCGACCGAATAGGCAGGTGTCTGCTGGAAACCGGGCATCTGGAATGACGGCGCGGCGCGCAGCATGGCCGCCGTTTCCACCAGGGGCTGGTTGCGCAATGTCAGGGCTTCCGACAGGGCCCTGTCGCGCTGGTCCGCCGAGAAGGATGCCTGTTGGGCGGCCTGCGAGAAGCGCTGGTTCTGGGCCGAGTTGGCAAACTGCGCCGACGCAAGGTCCTGGCTGAATCGGCTGTTTGCGACATCATTGTTGAACCCGGCCGTCGAGAGCCCCTCATTGTAGAGCTGGCCGCGCGCGGCGGAAGCAAGCCCGAACAGACGCGACTGCTCCTGCGAGCCCGCCGCAACGGAATCATAGGCCGCCCTGTTCATCGCCTCCGACTGGGCCCGGTCCAGCCGGTCCAACTCCGCCTGGCCGGCAGAGCTGTCGAGTGGAATACCCCTGTCGGACAATGACTGGACGAGGCGGTTGCGCGATTGGGTCATGTCCGGCTGCAAAAGGGCCTGCGCTTTGCCGAACGACGCGCTCTGCGCCCGTGCCGCGTCCGCACCGAAGTCTGCAAGGCCGGGCAGTGACGGCAGCCCCGTGGCGGTAACGGTTTGCAGGGCGTTGCCCTGATTGGGAATCGTGTCCGTAACCGTTCCTGCCGTGGGGATGGTCGTTGGCCGCGCCGGCAGCTTGGAAACGTCGAGCGGCAGGGCTGCGATGTTGTTGGCCATGGATGCGGCCCTGGTGGTCAGCGTGTCGGCTGCCCGCAATTGTCCGTCCAGGACCGATTGGGCCGACGGCGCAAGGGTAACGGTCTGCGCATAGGGCGTACCGTCGCTTCGCCGCTGATAGGTCGTTGAGCCGAGCGGCCCGTACTGGTTGACCGCATTGTAAGCGGCGCTGTCGCGCACGGCTGCGCTGTTGGCCTGCGCCTGCGCCGCTGCCGTGGTGTACGGGTTTGGCGCTGTCGGTGTGCTCTTTCCCATCGTCTCAACCTTTCAGCCAGAGGCATTCGTCGGCCAGAAGGCCGTAGCTGCAGAGAATGTCGCCATCTTCGAAAAAGCCCGGGTGCTGCCCTTCGCGGCGGAAACCGAGCCGCTGCACCAGGCGCCGGGACGCAAGGTTGCCTTGCTTGACCATGGCGCTGATGCGCCGGCATCGCAGATCCTGGAAGGCGTAGGCAAAAGCCGTGCGCAACAGGCGACGCGTCAGCCAGGCGCCCTCGCCCGCCACGGTTACCCGGATATCGCGGCCCCGAAACTCGGTGAAGGCGATGCCGCCCACCAGCCGGCCATCGCGCATCGCCCCGAAGGCGACGGCGCCCTCCAGCGATTGGCAGGATTCCACCCGGGCGGCGATCCAGCTTGCGACATGGGCATGGTGCCCGGTCAGGATGAGGTAGCTCATACGCCGGCCTCCACCATCAGCGTCGTGGCCAGCCATTTGACCCGCCCGACGCGGCTGTCGACCCGCAGGCCGACGGCAAACCATTCGCCGATGGCCCCGCCGCCCCGAAACTCGGTGGCGACCTGTTCGGCGCCGCCCCATGTGGCCACATTCCAGACCGATTGGTTCCAGATGCCCGAAGCGGCAGCCAGGGGCACGGCGCCCTCCGCTCCGTAAACCGGCGGTTGGAAGTCCACGCCGAGCACATGGCGGATGCTGGGCGCGGAGGTTGCGGTGACGATCGGCTTGACGAGCCCGATACGCTTCCGTCGGCCGGGACTGCCAAGCGAATTCCAGGCGGCCTGGGCCGTCGCGACGATGGGCGTGCCGTTATCGCTGTCGCTGCCCAATTGGCAGATGCGCCCATCGCTGGTGCCGAAGCACAGCGCTTCGCCCACATTGCCCCAGACCGTGGCGGGAAGGCCGGCCCATCGCGACCACCCGCCCGCTGCAAGGCCGTAGACATGCTGCTGCGCCGCGCTGGCGGTCTGCGGCACGTGGACGATGATGATCCGTTGGGCCGGGCTGTACAGGATCTGCCAGCCGTCATTATCCCCGAATGCGGCGGCGGAGCTTTGGGCAAGCCGCCCGATCCGGCTGCCGAACCCGGCCACGGGAGAGCGGCCCGACGGAAGCACGCGGGACAGTTCGGCATAACCGTCCAGCGACACGGTGAGCACGTCGCCGCCGTGGCTTTCGACAGCAATCGGCCGCGCGACCGGAAAGACGCCGACCCGCCCCCAGCTTGACGCATCGCCCGGGTTGGACCCGCGATAGACGATGGCCTCGCCCGACGACATGAAGAAGGCCACGGCATCATCGTCGCCGCCGGTGCCCCCGTCCGGGGCCAGGGTGGCGATCTCCTCAAGTACGCCGCCCTTGTTGCCGACGCCCGACAGGTCGAACGGCAGCAGCGTTCCCGAGACATTGCCCGGCGCTTCGGTGTACCAGAACTTCGCCGAACCCCGCTCGGCAAAGAAAAGCCGCCGTGCATGGGCGCGCACCCGATGAAGGGCCGACAAGGCGGCGGGGCCGCTGAAGCTCGGCGTCTCCAGCGTGGTGCCGGCAAGCGCGCGGGGCGCGTCCGAGCCATTGACCAGGAACAGGCGCCCGTTCATGACTGCGGCCCGCCAGCCATCGGATGCGAAGCCGCTGCCAAGCTGGGTCGTGCCCGTTGCAACAAGATGAAGCTTGCCGCCACTGGCGGCCAGGCTGCCCATCGAAGGATCGGGCAAAGGGTGCAGGAAGCCGACACGCGCGCCTGTGCCCAGGCTGTTGCGCACGGTATAGCCGGGCCGGCTTTCCACCCCGCCGCCGATGCAGACGAAGTTGCACAGGTCCACGGCATCCACGGGGTTCATGCCGCCGGCTATGGCATCCGCACCGTTGATCCCGCCGTAGGGCGCGGGCACCGTCACCGGCGCGGAGCGTGCCGACCCGAATGCGGATAGCAACCGAAGCGGCCGCCGCATCACAACGCCACCGTCTCGCGCGTGGCGCGCATATGCTGGCTCGCGACGCGGGAAAGCGCTTCCTCGCATTGGCGGAAGGCTTCGGAATAATCGAAGCCGTTCGCCTCCTGCCAGCGCCATTTGACGGCAGCGCGAATGACGGGCGTATCGAACAGGATATTGTCCGTATCCAGCGTGGCCGTATCGGTGGCCGCGGCGGCAAGCGGCTTGATCCATTTTCCGTCGACGAGGCGCCGCGTGTAGGGGTAGCGGCGGACAAGCTCGTCGGCGGCACTGGCAAGCACCGCCAGCATCTGCCGGACGACGGGGTCGGTATTGCCGATGACGGAGGCCGGAGCCGGCAATTGCAGGCTGGGCATGATGGAGCGGATCAGTTCGCCGAGTTGCATCATCCACGCTCCGCGGCGGTGCGCCGGCTGCCGGCTCTTGCCGCGCGCTGAGGCGCCCCTTGCGCCAATGCGGCACGCAGTTCGGCATTTTCGGCCGCCAACGCGGCAACCTCCGCGCGCAGCCTCTGCACCTCGGCGGCGCGCTGCGGCCCCTCTTCCCTCAGCGTCTGCAGGAAGGCTTCGGCCCGCTCCTTGGCTTCGCGGTACTCGATGGGCGCCGATGCGAGGTCGGCGGCGGCCAGCCTCTCCACGGTGCGTATGCCGCGCTCGGCCAAACCCAGTTGCACCGCCTCGTCCGCCGCGGGCCAGGCACAGAGCGGAAAACCCTCGTCGGCCGCAGTCCGCGCCTGTGTATAGGCGGCGTACTGCGCGGGGTAGGCGGCGATGTCCGCGGGCCGCGCCCGCCGAACGATGCGGGTTGCGAAATCGCGGTAGCATTCGAAGTAGGTTTCGAGGCGATAGGTGGCGAGCCCGTCCGGCCCCAGGCCGGACGGCTCTGCCTTGTCGAAGAAGCGGATCATGGGAAAAGCCCTTGGGCGCCTGGAGCCGCCGCGCCCCATTGCGCGGCGGCGGAACTCGCGTCTGGCGGGCCCTTACAGGCCGGTGACGATCAACCGTCCGTGGCGGTTGCGCTTGTAGCAGGTGAGCGCGCCCATGAAGCCGATATGCTTGGTGACGGCGTCCATGTCCGGGGTGGATTCCGGCAGGTCGAGTTCGTCGAAGCCCCTGCCCTCGTAGTATTCGAGGTTCAGGAAATCGGTGTTCAGGAAGAAGCCGTTATCGTCGGGATGGGCCGATCCGGCGCTCTCGGTGATGACGGTCGCCGACCGGTACTTCAGCGTATCGAAGCCCAGTGCCGCCGCATTGGCATCGGCGTAGCGCTGGTTTTCCTGCAAGCCGCTTTCGTACAGACCGTAGACATCGTCCGACAGGGTGACGATGTCGGTCTTCTCGGTGCCGACGCAGCACTGGCGGTACAGGGCGCTCATGCCGAGGCGCAGCCGCCTGTAGCGTTCCCGGTCGTCGGCGGCACCCGCCATGGCAACCGTCGTCGCCTTGTTGCGCCACCACGGCTTTGCCGCGGCGTCGATGCCGCCGACGGTGCCGACGGCCGGCGTATCCGACACGATGGCATCCAGGCCGACGAAGGATTTGGCAACCGAGCCATCGCCGTAGAGGGCCCGGGTGATGCCCGATTTCAGGGTGTTTTCGGCGTTCTGCGTCTTGGCCCGCAAAAGCTTGACGATCTGCGAGCGGCCGGCATTCTTGGCCATCTCCTCGCCCGACAGCGTTATAGAGGCGGCCGCCATGCCCGGCGTGTAGACCGCCTCGCCGATCGTCTCCTTCTGCGTGCGGCCAAGGCTGTCGACGCCGTCATACCACCTGAAATCCTCCTCGTCGAAGACGACGGGGCCGCGAATGTCGGAGCCGCCGTCCAGGGGGGTGATGCGCCCCTTCTGCTGCAGGGTGGCCAGCACGAGGTTGGACCCCGTGACATTGTCGTAGAGTTGCCGGCGATAATTGGCGATCGTCGTGGCAAGCAACTGGCGAAGCTGGGCTGCGTTCATCGATGTCCTCGTTTGTTAAGCGTTGACCTGCCGGAGCGCGATGGCGATCGCGTCATCCAGGTTCCTGACGTCCGGTGTGCGGGCAAAACCGCCGCCACCGGGCCGAATGTTCTGACGCGCCGCCAGCGCGGCATCCGAGGCGGCGCGGCGGGCCTTGTCGGTGTCGTCCGCGTGCAGCTTCGCCTGGCGGTTCGCCAGCTCCGCCTCGATCAGGGTTTCGCGGACCTGCGGGTTCATCCACACGGCGTGGCCGTAGGCCTGTGCCAGATCCAGCGAGGGGTCGGCGCGGATAAGAGACGCCATCTCGCCCGACACCGCCTCGTAATGCGGGTGGCGGGGTGCGCCTGCCTCGTCCGTGGCATCGCGGAACGCCTCGATCCGGCGCATGACGGCGGCGCGGGGGTCCGCGTCGGCGCCGCCCGCATGCACGGCCTCGCGCAGCGCGGCGCCGATATCCACCCCATGCCCGGCGGCATGGCGCGCCACCAGCTTCAGGTAGCCGGCCGGGTCGGAGGCGGCATAGCGCTCCATCTCGATGAGATGGCCGATGCCGCCCACCTCGTCGAAGCCGGACTGCTTCATGCGCGCCATGAGATCCTCGGTGATGAGGGCGCGCAGCCGGGCGCCGAGATCGTCCGCCTCGACGGGCGGCGCGGCGTCGTGCGGCAGCGGGGTATCTTCCTGTTTCAGGTCCGTATCCACGTTAACATCCCTCATGCGTGGAGCCTTCGGCCGGCCGGATACCCTTCAGGTCCCGGGCATCGACGCAGCCATGGCGTTGCAGATCCGCGCGGCGTTCGGCGCGGGTCGAAACCACCCGCCCGGAAATGGGCGAGCGATAGGGTTCGATGTCCCGGATCAGGCCTGGACATGGAAAATCGGACCGGCAATCGGTCATGGGCGTTCCCCTTTGCGGGCGGTTGCGGAAGCGATGGCGCGGGCCGTGTCGAGCGCCAGCCTGCGGCGCTCGATGTCCATGTCCTGCCGGCCCTCCGCCATCGCCAGGGCATGGCGCTCGCGCTCCATGGCCAGCGCCTCGCGCCGGGCCTGCAGCCGCACCGCCGCTTCCTCGTCCACCGGCGGCTGGGCCGGCGCGGGCAAGCCGGCGGCCGCCGCCTCGGAAAGCTGGTCGAGAAGGCCCATCAGGTCCCGGGCGCCCTTGAACGGGCGCAGCGCCAGTTTCAGCACCTCGCCGACAAGGCGCGGCGGCGCCATTCCGGACTGCACCAGCGGGCCGAAGGTCTGCAAGATACTGGCTGCTGCCTGCACCAGCCGGGCGGACGATTCCTGCTCGGCCACCTCATCTGCCGCGATGGTGGAATCGCTTTCGATATCCACCCTGCAGAGCAGCAGCACATCGTTGCGCAGGAAGGATTCCACCTCGGCATCCACGGTGCGGCCCGTCATCACCGCCAGCGTCTCGGCAGAGAAGCAGGTGGCGACGATTTCGGCCGCGATCCGCAGCGTATCGCGGATACAGGCGTTCAGCGCCCGCCGCCTGTCGTCGATCCGCAGGGTGCCGAAATTGCCCTTGATGCGTTGCGCCGTCGCCGTTTCGCTGGCCACGGACGCACCCCGCAGCACATCGGAAATGCCGGTAACCTCGTAGAGAGCCTGCTTGGATTGCTCCCGCGCGCCGTAAAGAGCCATCGCCGTCTGCGCCAGCATATCCAGCGGGATCATCCAGATATTGCTGGCCAGCGCCTCCATCTCGACGGCGGCGACGGGGATCATCTTGCCGTCCTCGCCCTCCAGTGCGTCGGCCAGCTCCTCGATCGAGCCGTTGAAGAGACCGCGCACGCGCATGCGCTGCATGATGGCGTCGATACGCTCGGTCAGCCTGGCGATCTCGGCGGCCAGATCACGGTAGATCTCGTATTCGGGCACCGGCACCATGGTATTGCCGGTGGTGACCGCCGTCAGCGGCTCGGCACAGGGGAAGAAGCCCTTCAGCTTGAGGCGGTCGCCATCCCGGCGCAGGGACACGGCCCCGTCGGGCCCCATCGCGACGAACGAAACGGTGCGCGTTTCGCGGTCCCAGCATTCCCAGACCAGGGCACGTTTCTCGACTGCGTCCGCGCCATGCTTCTCGTCCTCGTGCTCGGCCGGCCTGTGCACGAACGCGCCCCGGCACCAGGCCTCGTCGGCAAGCAGCCGGGCGGCCGCCTCGCCATCGCCGAAGCCGGTTTCGACCGCGGTCCGCGTCAGATAGTGGCGGAAGGCGCACCAGCCGACATCCTTCCAGCGCCGCACCGGCTCGCAGACGAAATCCTCCCAGAAGACGTGGTCGAACTCGACACTCTCCCAGACCTTGCGCGGTTCGGTGACGGGCCGCCCCTCCGCGTCTTGGACAGGCAACCCGGCGGCGTCGGACAGCGGCACGGGCCGCACCACCGGCGCCCAGCGCACGCGGAGCACGCCGCGCCCCGGCAACAGGAGGTCCTGCACCAGGCGCCGCAGCTCGCAATCCAGGTCGCCGGCATCCACGGCCACATTCAACGCCGCCTGCAGGACATCGGCGGCACGGTCCGCGACGCCATCGGCGGGGATCGTGCGGCGGCGCACATCGGCCCTCGGCGGCTGCTGGTACATCACCGGAGAGAGGATCGAGGTGTTCGCGTACAGCATGTTGAAGCGCCCGCGTCCGGCAGCGCCGTCGGCGGTACGCTCGGCGCGGAAAATCTCGACCACCTCGCGGCCCTTTTCCCGCCAGTCGCGCTCGGCCCGCAGGGCGGCTTCGAGGCGCGTTTCCCAGTCCTTGGCATCGGGTTCTGTCACAGTCGTGTTCCTGATCGTGGGCGCGAAAACGCGTTCTTCGCCATGAAGGGGTTGGATGCGGGCAGGTCGGCCGCGCCGGCTGTGCCGCGCATCCTGTCCAGCATCTGCGTCGTCTTGGTCAGTGCATCGACCTGGTCGTCATGGCGGCCGTTGGGAAACACCGTCAGCTCGGCGACAAGGTCCGCCAGCCACGGAGCACCCCGCCGCAGCATGACCCGGCCGGACGCCATCTGGCCCTGAAGCGAGCGCGCCCGAGCCACCTTGTCGGTGGTCGACGCCTCCTGACGGCGGTGGAAGAACACCCGCCGTTCGGCCATGCGCCGGCGCAGGAAGGGGCCGATCGACTTGTTGATCTGGCCCGCTTCCTCTGCCCAGGCCAGCGGATCGTGCGCCTCGACCAGGTCGAGCAGCGGTTCGATCCACTTGTCGGGCTCGCCCTTTCCGCGCCAGAGGTCGTGGACATAGAGCGTGCCGTCCGCATCCATCGCCACCACCACATGCACCGTGTAGTCGCCGGTGTCGGACACCGCGTAATCGGACCCGCCATAGAAGCGGCAGCCCGCCGGCAAAGTGTCGTAGAGCGCCAGCCATTCGCGACGGAAGATGTCTCCCTCGTCGGGCGAAGGCCGCTGCTGGAACAGGCTTGCCCAGCTTCTGGGGTTGCGCTCGAACGGCGCCCAATGGCTGCGCGGAAACCATTCCGGCCACAGATATTCGCCCGGCCGGCGGCCCAGCGGGTCGTCTTCCCGCTCGGCCCGGGCGGGCAGGCAAAGGACACGCCATGTCTGGCCGTCCCGGCAGGCGATGTCGCCGGACTGCCCCTCATAGCCTTCCGGCAGGATGCAGCCTGCCAGATCCTCCTCGTGCCAGCGGGTCTGCACCAGGATCACCGATCCGCCGGGCAAAAGCCGGGTCATCAGGTCGTCGTGATAGGCATCCAGTGTCTTGCGCCGGATGACCGGGCTTTCGGCATCCTGCCGCCCTTTCACCGGATCGTCGATCAGGACAAGGTCCGCACGGTTGCCGGTAATGCCCGAAAGGATACCGCCGGCCATGTATTCCGAGCCGTTGGTCAGCGACCATTCGTCCGCCGCCGCGCTTTCGGCCGACAGGCGCGTGCCGAACAACCGCTCGAAGGCCGGTTGCCGGACGATGGAGCGGCAGCGGCGTCCCAGCTTGCGGGCAAGCTCGCTTGCGTAGCAGGCGCCGATGACGCGAAAGCCCGGCTTGCGTCCCATCGCGAAAGGCGGCGTCAGCACGCTGGCATAGGTGCTTTTGGCGCTGCCCGGCGGCATGAACACCATCAGCCGCCCATTTGCCGTATCGAGGCAGGTGTCGATGGCTTCCATCAGCAGGCGGTGGTGGGCGGCGATACCGTGTTCCAC